CAATGATTGTCATAACGATTTTCTATTAAAATATAAGGAGAGTAAATTTTTCCTGCTTATATATTTTATTTCAGAATCAAATGCATATATTTGTAATTAAGTCAAAGTATAAAATGGATTATATAGAAGATAGACACGAATATTACAATGTGTATATATCTAAGTGTACACAATGCAAGCATTTTAATTTTGATAGATTAAAATGCCCGGCATACCCTAATGGCATTCCTGTAAAATACCTTGATGGTTCACAGGTACATGACAAAAGAGAAAGCGACCAAAAAGGGGAGTTCGTCTTCCTAAAAGAATCCAATTAACGAGTTTTCGCTTTTGTATAACTCCATCCCATTTTTTCGGATATCCGTTTCCATAATATATGATAATGGACCACTGAAGCCATTGTTGGGGATAGTGTATTATTATTGATTCTAGCAGTAAACTCTGCTCTTAGTTTGTTATTCTCCCGATTCACTAGCTTTTCGAATTTACTAATTGTAATTCCCCATCCTTCTTCGGGACGTTTCATAGCGAATGTATAATTAGGTGTTACAGCTCTCATTTCTGATACATTATGAGCTATTGCAAGATACATATCAGCCGGACTGAATGAGTTACCTATTCGTCCCAAACTCTTTTCTGGCTCTTGCCAGCCTCTTGGGTGATTATGTGTGAAAACGCAATCCTTCATCTTTGCACATTCTTCATCCGTAAACGCAACACTATATTTGGCTCCGCGCTTATCGATTACAACATTACCATTCCTGTCAAATAAGACTCCTGTCTCAAAGCTTTTATTCAGGCGTATTTCATTCTCTGTGTTGGTTATTTTATTATAGAGTTTTCGCTCATTCCATTTTTGTTTAATATTTGCAATTTCAGAATCAGTCTTGATACGTTTAGCTTTTTGAATAGTAGCGACTTCCTGAACCGAAATATTTTTGCTAATATTCCCCATTCTAGCATTAACTTTCGCCATCAAACGTTCCATCATTGCGCTTGTTTCCTTACCCAATTTAGAACGTTCTGAACCCATAAACATAGAAAAAGCTTCTGCAAAGTACTCATGCTCTTGAGTACTTGAATAATAACCGAGTATATTGTGTGTCTCAATTATGCCATTTTTTGTGACGTTGGCTTTTGAGAATGTATTTATTACATCCATTTTCATAGAATACATATTCAAAAGTTTATGCCCGAGTTCATGATCCACAATAGAACGAACAACATCATTTTCATCGGTGTAATAATTGTATTTAATTCCTCGTTGTCTCCATGCCATTTCATTTTTCCAAATGCTATCCCTACGCTTTAATTTGCCTATGTTGAAGTTTATGCTATTGCTTAATTCGTCCCATGATGCATGAGCCTGTTTGCTACGAGGAGCACCGAAATTCCTAAATTTAGGTATTCCAAATTCATTCATCCTACTATTTAACTGATTTACAATCTCTGAAATGATAGGTAAATCTGCTTTCTTTATATCAATAGAAATACTATCCGCAATATTTGTTTGGATAAAATCTATTGCTTGTTGTGGAGTAGTAAATGAAACAAATTCAGATTGAGGTTTCGTTACTTTATCTCGTTTCTTTATTTGAATTGGGGTGGCTATTGTTGGTTTCAATTTTAATCGTTCATTTACATTTCCATCTTGAGTAAAGTTATCTTTATACCAGAAAGCCGATTGCAATCCATCTTTATTCTCGATGACGAAATCCTTTGCTCCCTGGGGAATGTCTGTAATAACCTGCTCTTTCGGAACTGTGTCATTCAGCAGGAAATCAGCAAAATTTTCCGGCTTCATGGTGATAGGAGTGGCAAAGCAGATACAAAAAGGATGAAAGCCTGTAAACTTGAACGTTTTCGGATATTTACCTACCATCGCATCACAGATCTTGCACGGTCCTCGATTATTGGCCGAGCGATGTATCTCAATACCTAATATGAAGTCTTGTTTGCTCCAACGTTCATAGTCTGCACTCCGGTAAGCTGTGTTCGTCGTTGTTGCAGATGTCCGGAGAGCGTTCTTATATGCAGAACGATAAACGCCTTGTCCTGGGTGGTAATCTTTCATCGGTTGAGACAAAACTAATTCGCCTTTCTCATTCCGGATCCTGCGAAAGCGTTTTTGGGGATTTTGCAAAATTTGCCGTATATCACTACTGATTCCGTTTGAATTACGTCCGGCAACTACGCCACTATCAAGATAGAATTCGAGTTGCGATTTCGTCTGCTGTGTAATATTCCAGACCCTATCAGATAATTTGAATCCGTTAGCGTCTATATCATTTTTTAGAGCTTCAAATGCAGATAGACTATGGGAAAACATTCCATCTTTCGTTGCGCTGGAAATAGACATTCCCTTGATGAACTGGGAAATAAAATCATCATTCTTTCTTTCTGCTCGTTCCCAACCGTCCTTTTGAAATGCAGAGATATTAGCATATAGCATTGATTCAAGATTCAGCAGTTCCCGGTCAACTGCACTCTCTATTCCCTGATTGCTTATCCATACATTGTTTTTCCCCGCATCAGACCATTTACGGAGATACGGGGAAACAGAAAGTATAAACTGATTAAAGATATTGGCTATTACGGCCTGCTGTGCAGCAACTTTCTGTATGTGCTGTTTGTCGTAGAAAGAAAGTCCGGGCATAGCTTAGAAAGTTGCTCCAATGAGTGAATTATTCTGTGCAGTCTCTTTCTCATCATTCTTCTTACGATTCAGTTCCGCTTCCACATCATCTGTATAGGGCGAATTTTTAATAATCGTCTCTTTACTATTGAATTGAGAAGCAGTTTCAAGGTTCTTGAGTTCTTCCGCCAAATCCTGTGGGAGAATACTACCAAACTCTACCTCAATGTAGTTGTCATTTAGCTGTGATGCATATTTTGTATGTGTAATATTTGCCATTCCAGCCTGAACTATTGCCACTGTACGTTGAACTGCCGGGCCGAATATCTCCATTTGTTCAGATGCCTTAATCTCTGCATCAATCAACATAAAACGACGTGAGGTACCACTAAGGTTGCCAAGCCCCATTAGTTTACTCATAGATAAATCAGGACTTGAAGATCCGGAATGTATTGCATCATCTAACTGGTTAAGTTCAAGTGTTACGGATTCACAGGACTGTTGCCATGCTAAGTAATCTGCATCACCGTGATATGTATTACCGGTATCCGCATCTACTTCCATAGTAAAGTTTAACTCTTTGCCTACAGTTTCTTTGCTCGGAAGATTAGCCAAACCATAAGTTTTCAGTATCGGTTCGGAAAAGTAGTCATTAGTATCTGATAGGCGGGAAAGTCTCATTTCTTTCTTGTCTATCAAATTAGCGACATCTTCCCAATCCGGACAATCAACTTCGGCATATACTACCGGAATCTTGCCAAAACGATTCTTTATCTTTTTCACTTGCCAAACACCGTCCATAATACCGGAGTAGATAACATCTTTCGTATAGACTTTCACGCATTCGCAAGTACGGCCATTGACTTCTGCATTGTACTTATAGATAAAGCCGTCCATATCGTCGTCTTCATCAAAGTGTGGATAAAATTCACATTCGACATTACTATCCTTGGGAGTAGATAGAATCTTAACCTTCAACTGGCTTTTTCCATCATCTTTAGTGACCGGATAGAATATAATAGCTGCTTTGGTTTCAGACAACACCTTGCGAGCAAACTCTTTCAATACCGATTGCATCTTGAGCTTTCGCTTATAGACCTTCTTAAACTCATCAAATCCGTCATTCGAATCTTCTGCTATGATAGTCATTTCACCGCCAAACAGAAAAGCAACAGATGTGCGGACGATCTTTTTAGGTAGATTTGTTACAACTTTTGCTACATCGACAGTTTTATCCTCTAGTCTCCTTGGCTTTTCGGTTCCTGTATCGGGGTCAACTTCTACTTCTGTATCTGAATATACAGCAATCTTTTTAGACTCCCGATACCCAACAGATTCTTTACGCCGGGTTCTGTCACCATTGTATTCCTCCATATACTCACGAGGATTACGATTCTCACGGGTATCAACGCATAAACCACCTACTATGCTACCGAAATCTTCATTTTTCAGAATATCCTTAATGTCTGGCATATACTTTTCTCTTAAAATATACACAGAAAGGAACTTATCCGCGTCCTACCTTACGAGTCTGCTTCTTAAATTTCAAGCCAAGTGACTCTGCAAACTCTGCAAGGATTGTCATGCCATCCGGAGCATCGTCATGAGCGTTATCACCCTCGCGCTTGTAACTGGTAAACGCTTTCATGAAACGACCGTAGTCTGATCCTTTAGAATATTCTGTTTCATCAAGAAAAGCACAATGCTTCTTTATCCATCCAGCTTTCATGATGATACGTGTTTCCTTGTGCTGTGTTGTTGCCCGGGCTTGAATCATACACGATTTCTTTTTAGCTGTAACAAGTTTGCGTACATTGATAGCAAATATACGCCCGCCATTGTTTGATTCAATACGTAGTTGATCGCACTCTGTATCAATAACCATTTGCGCCAGGCGCGGTTCTGTGACTTCGACAGGATCTTTAGTGAAAAGAATATCGGTAATGAAGTATTTTGGACCAAACACCTTTGCGAATGGTGCGCAGAAATCATCATCTCCTTTATCAGCAGTATCACAGGCTCCGAGTGTTCCATCAGGTTTTTTCCCTGCAATATCGGCAAGTTTGAAGCGCATGAGAGACGATTTTGGGAATAGTAACCCTTTGGCCTCGAACGGTTCCTGCATATACTCGGCCATCCAAATACTTTCGTCTGTTTCAGAACGTAATTCCTTGTAATATTCTGTAGTATGAACATCGGCGCAGAAAGTTTCATCATTCTCATCCAGCGCAGCAATACGAATGATTTCATTGTACTTGCCGGCTTCTTCCATGCGTCCAAGGACATCATTAGAGGACCAGCGAGTACCAATATCAATCATACAGCAGCTTCCTTCAATACGGGAGTCATGCGTACCCTGCTTCCAAGACCATACCTTTTCATTGTTATTATCCGATAATGCATCTTCCAGACTCTTGTACAAGTCATCCGTCATGGCGAGCATTGACGCACCAAATCCAATAACGGTACCACCAACACCACCACCGAAGTAGGATACTTGTCGTGCGCCTTCCACACTCCAGCTCTTGACATTCTGCTTATCACCCTTTAAATGGATATCGGGAAATATTTCTTTAAAACGCCTAGATTTCACAACATCTCGAGTATCGTATGATAGTTTATTATAGAGAGTATCCGAACAACAGTTACGCATAACTGACTCTTCCGGAAAGTGTCCGTACATCCAGGCAATGAATAGAGAAGATATATAAGACTTTCCGGCACGTGGCGGCATACTGACAGCAAGACGGTAGATTATACCCGCAGAATACGAACTGTACACACGCATGAACGCCTCAGCGACCTTTTTTAGGAACAGACGTTTAGAGAAAAACTTCGGATCATAGTACAAACAGAATGCCCAAAAGTCTTTCTTTGCTATTCGTTTGCGGAGTATGGTAGCAGCTTTCGCCTTACGAATCAATATTTCTCTTTT